GAACGGCGAATGCAGGACCTCGAACGCAAGTTCGACAACAATCAGAGGTTCGGCAAGGTCACCCAGGTCAAATTCGAAAAAGACCGCTGGTACGTCAAAATGAATGACGGTGATGACCAGACGCCGAGCGGCTCGCAATCGAGCGCCGACCCGATGAACGGGGAAGGGACCTTCAAGAGCGACTGGCAGCCCTGGCAAAGCCATTCTCACGGCACCATCAAGTTCTCGGTTCCGCCGAAGGTCGGGCAGCAGGTTCTGCTCCGATCGATCAACGGCACGCCGGAGCTTTCGACGGTTGAGCCCTTTCACTACGGACCGCAGGCTCCTTCGCCGCACGGCAAGCAGGACGAAACTGTCGGACTGATCCATGAGAAAGAGGATCAGCAACACTGGGTGCATCAGACCAAAGACACCAACCATCTGATCATCAAGTCCAAGAAGGGCGGCGCCGGCATCGGCGGCCTGGGCGATATCAGCGGTCTCGGTGATCTCGCCGGCATCAGCCAGATGGCAGGCATGAGCGGCATGGACTTCTCCAGCATGCTCGGCAGCCTCGGCAATATCGGCAACCTGAGCAATCTCGGTAGCCTTGCCAACCTCGACATTTCGAGCATGGCGAACCTGTCGCAGATCACCAGCCAGCTCGGCGGCATCGGCGACCTTTCGCAGCTGGCCAACATCGGCAACATGCTCAACATGGCCGGCTTGGGCAATCTGGCGCAGTTCGGCAACATCGCGAGCATCGCGCAGCAGGTCACTTCCGGCGGCTTCCTCGGCCAGGTCGGCGGCATGATCGGTGGCGGCTCCGGCGGCGCGGCAGGCGTCCCGTCCAGCATGGGCGGCCAGTCGCACACAGACAAGGCGGAGGCTCCGAAGCTTCCGGACGTTCCTGAAGAAGGCGACGACGGCGTCACGCAGGTAAAGTCGACCAAGGAGTTCGTCCTAAAGACGGTCGGCAAGAACAAGTCCTACTACCGGCAGGACGAAGACAAGGTCCACATCCGCTACGGCGAACAGGACGCCAAGGCCGACGTTCTCATGGACGAGAACCAGGTCAAGGTCCAGTTCAAAGACAAGAAGGCGATGGTCAAGTGGACCGAGAACGACCTCACAGCCCAGATGGGCGAAGACGATAAGTCGAAGGTCTTCATGACCGAGGACGACATCACCGTTACCCAAGGTGGCGACGATGCGTCGAAGGTCGTTATAACCAAAGACAAGATCTGGATGTCACAAGGCGGCAACGCCAACATCGAGATGAAGCAGGACAGCGTCCTCATCAACCTCGGTGGAAATTCTTGGTTCCTCGACGAGAGCGGCCTCACCATCACAATGGGCGGCACCTTCTGGAAGCTGTCTGGCAGCGGATGGTCTCAGACGGGCGGCGACGTCGGTCATAACAAGAAGTCCATCGGCTTCATGCACATCCATGGCGCAACTCCGCCTCCGAGCCTGCCGTTCAACGGCGATGAAGGCTCTCCGCATACCGGCGGTCCTACCGATGCCGGCGGCGGCCCATCCGATGGAACGGGCACGGCCTAAGCAACAAGGAAAGAAAATGCCCAAGTACAGCGTCGACCGCGAGTTCTGGTGGAAGGGGCTCAAGCGGGAGGTTGGCTCGACCGTTACGATGACGGAAACCGAAGCCAAGTACCTCACACACGTCATTACCCCGGTCGTGGCTACCGCTGCGGCCCCGGCGCCCGCGAAAGTCTCGCGGAAATCAGCTGCTACGCCTGCGCCTCTCAGCGTGGCCGTAGCGGAGGTGCCTTCCAATGGCAACGGCACCAACTGATCACCTGATCGACATAGATCGCGAGACCGGCGAACTGGTCCAGGGCTGGCCCAGGATCAAGCAAAGCATCTTCGTCATCCTCACCACCAGATTGCGCACTCGGCTCATGCGCCTCTGGTGGGGTTCCAACTTTATCAACATGCAAGATAAGCCCGGGAACCAGGAAGTGCTGATGGCTGGAATGATGGCCGCCATCGCCTCGATCAACACATACGAGCCTGAGTTCAAGGTGACCCGCGTCAGTATCGACGAGTTCGGGCCGACCGGCGACATCACGATCACCATCGAAGGTGTCGACCTGGTGGACGCCACGCTCAAGAGGCTCCGCACTTCAATCTGATTTCAAACAGGCGAGGGCCTCAAATGCCAAGTTTCGAGTCTCCCGCGCTATACATCGACTTCGCGAGGCTCCCGCCTCCGAATGTGATCGAGGTGATCGACTACGAAAAACTCCTGTCGATCTACAAGGCGCAGGTTCTCGCAAAGAACCCGAATCTCGCGGCGGCTCTGAACCTGGAGCAGTCCCCGACAAACATCATCCTGGAGGCGGAAGCCTACGGCGAAACGATCGTCCGCGAGCGCATCAATGCCGCGGCTCGGGCGTGCATGCTTCCGTTTGCGACAAAATCCGATCTCGATGTGATCGGCGCCAGGTTCAACGTTGAGCGCATGGCCGGCGAGGACGATCCTCGCCTCCGTAGGCGCATTCAGCTCTCAATGGAGAGCTTCACGACGGCCGGCAGTCCCGGATCCTACATCTTCCATGCGTTGAGCACCTCGCTCGATGTCAAGGACGTCTCCGCGGTCGCCGAGCGCGGAACGGGTAGGGTGACTGTCACGATCATGGCCAACGGGACCAACCCGGTTCCGACCTCAACCCTGATCGACGCCATCTACGATCGGTTGATGTCGGATGGCATCAAGCCGCTCACCGACGACATTTCGGTTCTGCCGGTCACAAAGATTCCGACAGACATCCAGGCAAACATCACGCTTTACCCTGGCCCAGACGCATCGCTGGTGATTGCAGACATCAACAGGTCGCTCACCAGTCTTCGCAACCGCGTCACTCAGATCGGCAAGGACCTGAAGCGGTCGGCCGTGATTGCGGCCCTCACTCAGGAGGGCGTCCAGAACGTCGACATCGACTTCGAGGACATCAGCGTCGGAACGAGCGCAGTCGTCTGGATCAACTCAGCCAGTGTGAACGTGTCAAACGTACGCGAGGAATAATCCATGGCTGTTCGCCTGATGGAACACATTCTTGCGCCGAATGCGACCGTTTTCGAACGGACGCTGGCGTCTCAGGTCGATAGGCTCCTCGAACTGGACATTGACCGCCTCCGGCGTCTCTGGGATCCGTTTCGCTGTCACATCGACGACTTGCCCTACCTGGCATGGTCGTTCTCGGTCGACATCTGGGACACTACCTGGCAGGAAGCGAAGAAGCGCAGGGTCGTAGCCGACGCGGTCGCCCATCACAGGATCAAGGGTACGAAGGCCGGCATGGCAACGTATCTTGATCTGGTCGATTGTAATCTCAACAGCCTGATTGTTCCGCCTGCGCGGGGATATCGCATTCCCGCCATGACGAACGACGAGTTCATGTCGTGGCTTTTGAAGCTGCCGCAACTCAGGCTCTATCCCTACGTGATCCGCGATCCGGCTGGTCCTCGTGACTTCCGGATGCCGGTGGTCTGCTTCCGGAGCGACAATTTCCGAGAGGCGAGTCTTGGTCCGGACCTCTATGGTCGGAAGGCGTCGATCTACAAGAACGGCGTCGAGACCTTCGTCAAAATGGAGGCAATGACCGAGTTCGGCGGACAAGCCGTCGAGCGGGTCTACTTCGGGGACTTCTCCAAGCGGGACTATCACACCGATGGCTTCCGCGGTCGCAAGTTCTACCAGCCGACCGAGGCGACCGACAACATCGTCACCGTGCGTATCAACCAGGCCGCCTCCGACCTCGTGTCGTTGACGCCAGGCCTGACGCCGCAGGATGTCAAACCGGTTCAGGTCGCCGAGGTCCACACGCCTCAGCCGGCCACGCACTTCCACGATTACAACGCCTCGTTCCGTGGAAAGAATTTCCGTCGTGAGACGGATGCTGCGCACTGGATCTACGATCGAGTGTCGCTGCACGACCAAGCGGACCTGCCAGCAGGTCTGGCCACCAAATCCTATCGCGGTCACACGCGGTACGGCATCCCCGCCTACACGGCTCAAGCCACTGTCGACGTGCCTCTGGTGCGCTCGCTGGCCAAGGGCTGGGGTGGGCGTTTCCGTAGCGGTTTCCGCATCTCTACAGACATGAAGAAACTCGACGACGCCTGCGGGGCGATCGTCGTCGCCAAGAGCCTCCGCGACACCGTCCTGGTCGACACGGTCACGCACCGCGTCGTCCGCCTGAAGGATCGGCGAAAGCTGGGGACGTTCAAGCTCGGCGAAATCAGAAAGGTCGCTTAGGCGGCTCCCAGGAGAAAACAGTGGAAAATAAGATCATCTTTCATGCGAATATCGACGATGATCCGACAGACTTCACCCGTCTGCAGGATTTCGCCGAAGCTTCGCTTGACCACGTCGTCCTCGACGGCATCAGTGACCTGACGAAGTACACCGGCTTTGGTGTCACCAAGTCGGCGGTCACCCAGATCTCGGTTGCGCCCGGGCGCCTCTATTCGGCGGGTAAGGTCTACTCTTCGGCAGATACGGCCTGGAGCAAGGACTTTATCACCCAGCTTCCCGTGGCCGGCAAGAAGATCGCCTCGATCGTGACTTGGGGTTCGGAGTCGGACACCGACATTCGTCCGCGCCAGTTCCTGATCAACGCCGAGACCCGGCAGGCCGAGCCGCAGGCTGTGCCGCTGGTTCACGCCCGCAACGCCAACCTGAACGTGGTAATCGGCAACGAAGCGCCCGATCCATCCGCACCTCTGGTGGACGTTGGCTACACGGTTATCGCCAATGTGATCCTGACGCCGACCGGCGTCGATACGATCACGATGATCGTGGACAACCAGCTCCCTAGCGTGCAGAAGCACGAGCAGCGCATCGACGACCTCGAAACCTTCGAGGGTACCGCCGGTCTCCAGATCAAGACGCTTGCCTCCGACATCGCCGC